GTTATTTGATTAAGGTTTTCAGCAACTGTCACCCTTTCTCTCAAAACTCTTAATGCGCCATCTTCTAATGTTTTACCTTCTCTTAATTTTGTCGCTGTTTCTAAGAAAGAGTTCTCTAAATTATTGGCAAGACTATTCTGCTCAGAAAGAAGATCATTTGTTCTTTTAGTTACAAATGCTTCTCTCTCTTTTATACCAGCTAGTCTACCAGCTAATGCTAAATTATCCGCTTCTCTATTTGCTGTTTTTCTGGCAGATTCTTCTCTTGCTCTACTTATTCCAAGAACATTTTGAAGAGCTGTTTTTACATCTGTTTGCAACTTTTGACTTGTTTCATCTATCTTTCCATTTACTTCATCTTGTATTTGTCCATATCTTTTTGCTTCTTCATTAATTGCTTGATGGAAGTCTCTTAATGAAGAGTAATCTTCTCTTCTAATACCAAAAGCTGCTGCGGCCTGCTCTCTTTCTCCAGTTGGATCAAAAGCAATCCTAACAGGAATTACTTCTTTAGCAAATACTTGTTTTGCTCGGTCAACTTCTGACTGCCAATCTATCTGTGCAGCATTGAAAGCTTCTTCTAAGCTTCCGCTAATCAAACCTATATTTCGTTCGATTCCAATAGAATCGAGGAATAATTTACTATTATCCGCTCTGCTTAATACTTGACTAATTTCGCTAGCCAATTCAGTAATTTGAGCTTTAGCAGCTCCGCCATCTATTAGCCCATCTTTTGCAAGTTCTTTTATTCTTTTTAATCTATCTTCTAGTACTGTCAAACCTTCCTTATATACTTCTATTTCATCTTTAGCGGAATCTATATTGTTTTCTATTTGATCGTTATTTCTCTTTATTACTTTCTGTTTCTGCCTTAAGAGTCCGATAGCTCTATCTCTATATTTTTGAATAGTAGCTGAATGACCAACTTGCTTAGCTGCTTCAAGAGCCTGTTGATTTAATTGTCTAGCTATTTCTATTTCTTGTAAAGCTCTTTCTTTTGATTCTTTAGATGCGTCTACTTCTGAAAAGGCCTGAGCTGCTTTTCTTCGTTGGGAAAAATATTCGTCTTCAAGTACTCTTAATCTACCAAATACGTTCCCAGCTTTTTCTAATCTCTCATCAAGTACATTTGCATTAATTTGACGTTGAATATCTGCTATTTGTTGCGTGCCGCTTAATATTTCATCGTTAGCTTTACTTACAAAATTTATTAGTCCTTCTAGGTCACTTTCATATGCATCTAGTACATTATCCCCTACTTTATTAAAAGCATCTGTAGCTACGTCTATATTTCTATCTCGTTTTGCAGCTATTTTATCTTCTTCTCTATCAAGAACATTGTAATATTGCGAAGCAGCTCTAGTTAAATCACTGTAAAATTCTCTTTGTGCTTCAGCTCTTCTCTTTCTTAGTACTTCTATCCTAGTTAAACCTTCTTCAACATTCTTATGATATGTATTAGCTGCTTTATCTGCTAGATCAATACCTCCAACAATTCTGAACCAGAAATCATACTGCATTTCAAGCATGTCATTAAAAGCAGACATAGAAGCGGCCAAAGCTGGCAGCAACTTAAGCCCTATTCTTGTCATAGAATTTTCTAATTCTTGTGAAGCTTGAGTTAAACGCTGTGCGTCTGTTTTTGCAAATTCTTCCCACGCATTTGTTGCTGCTGTAGTTCCTTCCTGAATTTCTTTTAAGTTTTCGGCCATTAACTGGCCTTCATCATTCATTAAACTCATCACACCAGCTGTGGCGCGAACACGTCTAAATAATTTAGATAATTCAGTGGAACTTCCTCTGGTTTCTTTAGTTATTTCTTGGAGTAAGCCAGTTAGCCCTCCAAATGTTTCTATTGCTTGTTCTCCTGTTTCTACATTCCATTTTTCATATAAGTCTAAAAGATCCTGACTAGGAGCAATCAATTTATTTAGAACAGCTCTTGTTTGAGTAATAGCGGTATCAGTTCTCACACCTTGACGGGTCATTGTAGTAAGAGCTGCTGAAAGCTCTTCATACGTTATACCTAACTGAGAAGCTAAAGGAGTTACTCTACCGATAGTGTTAGCAAGTTCACTTAATCTGATACGCCCTAATTCAACAGTCTTAAACAACACACCAGAAACGTGCTCTGCTTGAGAAGCGTCTAATTCATACGCATTCATTACAGAAGATAAAGCATTAACAGCATCGCCTGTTTCTGATACTGTTACTGCAGCAAGCTTAGCTGCCTGAGCAGTAAAGTTTAATGCTTCACCTGCTTCAACAACTTGGTTAGATAGAGTTTGATAAACACCTTCAGCAATATCTTTTGCAGCTTTCCCTGTTGCATCTGATATAGCGAGAACATCGTCAGTAATAGCTTGACCAGTCTGAAATCCACCACCAATAGTTTGAATTTCTGCTATCGCTAAACCGAGTTCTCGTGCTCTTTCTGTGGCGTCTTGAAGAGAAGTGATTACAGCATTCAAACCACGAACTATGAGCTGAGTTTGAATAACTCTAATCATAGTTTGCCAAGAGACAGTGAGATCAGTTGCGTTATTTTTGGTTTTTTTCAGATCTTTATTAGTTTTATTGAAAGAAGATCTAGCAGCGGCAGTCCCTTGAAATTGTTGCAAAGAAGAATTAGCTTGGCCGACTGAATATGAGAAAGAAGCTAAATTAGCTATAGCCTCAGAAGCGTCAAAACCTAATTTTTGAACAATCTCAGACATTATATTTTTCTTTCTCTTATATACGGGGCCGCGCTTGGAGCTTTAGCTTTTTTCGCTACTTCTCTCCAAGCCTTTTCTGCTGCGCTTTGGAAATTATAAGGTGTAAATCTTACTGCATTGCTAAAAGGTTGAGGAGGAGGACCGGCTATAGCACGATTATATTCATTGTAATGAAGATAAGCTAAAGTTGTTTTATACATAAAACCAACATAAAAAGAATTAGTATCTTCAATTACACCACTTTCAGATGAAGTTTCTCTTCCCAAAGAAACTCGATTATTATTAGCTACTATAGGGCCGATGGGAACAGAAGTACCTAATTCACTAGCCAACTTTTGAAATGTTGCTCTAGAAGCCCCTGACCAAGTTGGAATAGGAGTTCTATTTACAGCTGTATCAATCCAAGCAGATCCAGCAAGCTCATTAAATTCTCTCATCGTATTTAATAACGCTTTTTTATATCTTGCTTCATCAAAAATTATAGCTCGGAAATAAGGTTGGAATCTCATTTAAATTTAGGAAACAAAGCTTGTGCTTTTTCCAACTCCTCATGCTCGGAAGTTTGATGAAATGCTATCAGATTAGCTTGAGTGATAACATCGCAGTCATCCCAAGAATCTTTTACTCCTGGAGGGCGGATGCCGAACCTCTGACATGCCGCCCATATCGTATACTGCGAAGTTCTATTAGGTGGCCAAAGAACCTTCCGAGCTACGCTCCCTGACCATGTAGAAAATTTTTACGTGCTTCTTCAATTTTAGCTTCATCAAGAGAATTAGCTACCATAACTGCTTTAGTAATTCTACTGATTTCAACCTCAGAGAGGCCGGCTTCAATAAGTTCTTGATCCCATTTTGTCCAAGTTTTGGGATCATCTAGATTTACCTTCTCCCACTCAATATTACTAGGTTCTAAAGACCTAATAATCATATAGGCAAACCTTTGATTATTTCTGATATTTACTGCTTCCTTGTAATTTTTATCCTTATAATCAGGAGCAGAGCCGTTCTTTGTTCTAATATTTGGAGCCACTGGTTCAGGAACTCTTTTATCGAATTCCTCATTAAATCTCACAGCTTTCGCTCGAATAACAATGTCATCACCATCATTTCTTGGAAGAACAAGAATTTCTTCACATGGGCTAACTTGAATGCCACCAATTTTCATTTTAATCTCCTTCAAGGCGTAGAAACGAGGCGTTAGCTAATGGGGCTGACAGCAGCCCCATCGCTAACTATATAAAACACTTAAGAGTGATTAACACTCATCATCATCTGACCGTGTAACAGTAGGCTCGCTTACATTACATCGACCAGACACAGCAATCGTTGCTTCACCGACATCAAAATCAAGACTCTCGTACCGAAAATCTGTAAAGAGAACATCTTCATCCTGATCAGTTCCACAAGGAACACAATGCTTAGCAAGAATATCAACAGCATATGGTTCACATTGGTCGTCTGCACTTGTGACCCATTCGTCTGCTTCTCCTGTTTGCTTCAGTGCATCAACAGGAGTAATGTCTTGACCAGATTCAGTTTTGATATACTCATAAACAAAATCCATAGACATCTCAACAGGTTGCTCATTACCTTCCTTAACAGTGTCAAGATCACCACGCTCGGTGAGATATTCATATTCCTTGGATTCTGTCCAAGTCAAATTACCTTCACCAAGAGAAATCTCAACTCTCTGTGGATAGAATGTGATGGCCCCTTCAGCATTACCACTATTGTAACTACCAGCACCCATAGCAGGAGTAATAGTAATACAGGTTGTGGGGCTGTTACTGGTAGGAGTTCTTGCTGTAACAGTGTGGTAAGTAGCAGTATTTTCACCACCCACCGTCAGTCTAGCTCCAACTGGGACCAAATCAGTATCAGTTGTGTTTAGAACGATCGTGTTAATATTTAGCGTCGTATCGTTCTGAGAGGCATTTGCGCTAAGATTAGCAGTGCCACTCAAACCATCCTGAATATAGATGGTTACGTCACGCAATTCAATTCGTGCCATTAGGAAATCTCCTATTTAATTTTGAATGTATAGTGCTAATAGTCCGCGAAACTATTTAACACCTTCACGACACCCGCTAAGCGGTAGTAACCCAGTAAAACTGGTAATTGATTCTTTTTCCGCGAGAAAGAATCTAAATATTTTCTACATCCATTTCGTATACAGCATCAAGCTCTGATTGTCGCACTCTATCTGTCTTATGAACTTGACCGAAATGAAATGTTTTTACAGAATCAGTTCTATTCTTCTTTATTCTTAAACAACCAACAAGACTATCATCATCTTCAGCTCCAGAGCCATATCTATAAACTGGAATTGGCTCTAGCATTTCATTTGAGAATATCCCACACCAATTCATTATCTCGTAAGCATCCGACCCAGTCATTTGCATGAGATAAGTAAGTAAAAAGTTTATTGTTACTTCAATCCTGTAATAATCTTTACTTACCTCTTTTATTTCTGGTCCTGTGACTCTTATTTCTACGTGACTCTGACGCATATTATCAGGTTCTCGTTCGTCAATACCTTCGACGAAATAAGGAATATTATTATTGTCAGCAATTGTTTTGAAATGACTCGCTACTGACGCAAATATCCATCTCGGTAAATTATTCATTATGTCACCGTGTAAGCTGCGCTGTCAGAGAATTCTATGTAATTATCTGGATAGCCATATCTGTCTTGTTCTGGAACTACCCGCTCTACTTCTCGACCAACTACTAGCCAAGCAGTGTCTTGCTCAAATTCTTCGATTGTCTTTATTTCATATCTTTTATCATCATAGACAATCCAATCATCCTTAACTAAATCCCAAGATGAAGCATCTGTTCTGTCAATTATGAATCTTCTTTCACCTGGATCGTATGTCCCTCCTTGAACAAGTTGTTTATTTGCTGATATCAATGAGATAGACTGCACAGCATCTCTACTAAGTTTATTAGGTAGAACAACAGCTCTACTTATAAACATTGAATCTCTATTTACTGTCTTCACACCTGTTTGAAGGTTCGTTGTGGCCTCATTCAATTTATAGATAGTGATTGGACCGCCATATTCTTTCTTTAACATTCGAATATTTCTTCGAATGAATCTAATCAAATTATAGTTCGGTCTAACCATTATTTTTGCCTGTATTGCAATTGCTAATGATGTTTGCCATCCACTTTAATTGCTGTGTATTAGAAGCAATAACTTCTGTGCTAGTTTTTATCAACTTGACAAGAGTTTCCCGTTGATATTCTTCTAAAACTTCAACTCTTTCAACTAGCCCTTCTTCTCTTTTCCAATCTCGCCAGATAAAGAAAAGAATGACACCTATTAAAGGTCCAAAATCCTTTAGAATACTTGTGTAGTCCATTTTATCATCCTGAGAGGGGAAGAGTCTTGGCGGTCGAGTTACGACCGCCAAGACGATCTAATCATACTATGATTAGAGAAGTTCACGCAAGCAAAACGACGCCAAGATTCTCATCGAGAACCTTAACACCCATCAACATATCCAAAGTAACCTTCGTCCCTTGACTGGCAATATCGTATTGCATAGCAACACGCATAGCCAAATCATTGTAGCTACCAACAGCAGACTGAACACCCAAAGAACTGTTCGGCAGTGCCAGCGGGCGGTTAACCAGCGCGATAGCATCACGATGGAAACCAAGACACATTGAACCATGCGGACCAGGAAATGCATCATCGTTATTACTAATAGCAGCTTCCAGAGGACGATCAAGCCACACATAGCAACAAGTAGTATTCACACTTTCAACCTGAATAATGGTATAAGTGTAACGACTATTGCCAGTGCCGAATGCCAACAGCTGACCCTGAACAGGTTTCTTGTTAGCCGTGATACCGTCCAACCGGATCTTCTTGTCGTAACCAGCAGCATAAGCCGTAATACTCGTATGACCAGCGAGGTCAACGGCTGCCGCATTGAATGCATAACCAACAGCATTAGCAGTTACAGCATACTTATATTCATCAACAAGAGTAATACCAGTCGTTGAACCACTACCAGTATGAGCACTAATAACTTGTGGCTGAGCATCACCAGTGAACCATACGAACTCACCATTCGTCACTTCAGTAGCGCTTGTGCAAGCCTTGTTACCAGTGTCACCAGCGCTGGCACCGGCAGTATGATTCAGCGTATTAGTGTCAGCACCAGACAAAGCACAATAAGGAACATTCTGGTCAAGATAAACATCAAAACCAAGAATACGACCAAGTCGTGCCTCTTCAAGAGCGGTGCCCATATCACCACGAGAATCAGCAGAAATAAACAGTTCAGTCTTCAACATTTCAGTTTCAGCCTGAGAACTAACAATCAGGTTACGACTGTTAGGATACGCCTTGTTAACATTCATCACTTCACGAGCATCCAACACGTATTCCTTCGCGTTAGAAGAACTCATAGTAGCCAGTTTACCAGCCTTGTTGTCCAAGAACTCATGAACTTGACCCAACAGCACGCGGTCAACCGTGCGCCCCATCTGCATGGCAGCAGGCTGCATGTAATACTGGATCAATTCCTTAAAGGACATGCTGGCTTCCTCATCCTTGATCGTGAAGTTAACATAAACATGCTGATTCAACGGAACCTGCACATTCGTGCTCTGAGCATCTTGGCTCTCAACACTATCGGACTGAGCTTTACGCCGAGTCTCGAATTCGCTAGGACGCCGAGTATTCACAACGTCACCATAACTAGCAACCAGAGGAGAGAAGTCACGATGGACCAGATTGGCCATGACCATGTTCTCTTCGAGGATTGCCAAAGATTCTTGCGCCCAAATCTCAGGAATAAGGGCATCATTGCTATTTGCGTAGCACAGGGGGAAATGGTTCATTTTGAACTCCCTATTGTTTGAGTAGTAAGTTTCAATAACCTATTCCCAGGTAGTTTATACTGCCTCTGCGCCCCTGGTCTACGCGAGGCAAAACCCGGATATCCCGGTAAATTGAATATTTAGGTCGCGGAACACTAAATATTCAACAATATATTAACGCTTACTAAGCTTATCTTTGATCGCTTGACGATGCTTTCGATACTGCTCAGGCGTCATATTCGAATAATCAATTGCATCAAGTTCACCAGTACCAGGAGCATTACCAGCTCCAACACCACTGACCACATTACTCTTGAAAAGGTTTCCATACATCTTTGGTAGCTCCTTCATTCTTTTTACAGCGTCCAAAGGTGTACGAAGCGTTCTAATTTCCTTTCCAGTTTTTTCATCAATATCTGGAAAATCAACCATAGGAGCCAGATTTCCTTCAACTTCTTTCAATTCAGTAAAAGGTTGAAGCAGCCCGACAATCTGGTTAGGATTAAAAGCTTCTGCACTAGTTGCTGCATCTTGCAAAGAGCGACTGATAGTCTCTTTCTTAAAGAGACCTTCCCAATGATTAGCTCGCTCCATTTGGCTTTTCAATTCGTTTCTATATTTTTCTTCAGATTCTTTTCTTTCTCTTTCCAACTGTTGTTCTTTTGTAAGCTGGCTCTTTTGAAGATCATCAAGTTGTGACTTCAATTTATCTCGTTCTTCTTTAGTTAAACTTTGACTCTTCAAAAGTTCTTGATAATTGCTCTCAACTTGTTTTAGCTTCTCTTGATGTTTCCTTTTGTCTTCGGCCAGAATCCTATTCAAATCATCTTGAGTAAACGTCTTATCATCACTTTGAGGCGCTGCATTTCCTGGTTGATTACCTTGCTGATTTCCTTCGCCTTCGCCTTCACCTTCGCCTTCATAACACAACACAAAAATTTGAGGTCTAAACTGCATAATTCCTAACCTTTCGTTAGTCTGCCCTACGGATCTTTAGTGGATTATCGCCAGACAAGTACGGTTGTAACCATCTCCATACTCTGGCAGTTGGAATACCATACGCTAAGTATTCCAACGACGCGCTGCCATTGTCGTAGGTAGTCCTGACAGCAGAATAAGATTGCCTTACGATATGCAACCTATCAATAGCATCTTCTGAATCAAACCCCTCTATGATAGCTAAAGCTATTTCATAGCAGGCCCATTCAATTTCTGTTGGGACTGATGAATCCTGACCACGAGGAAACTCTAACTCTTGATCAGCATCAGCTGCAATTATTTCATTTCTAGTCGGCGGGTCATCAAGAATCTTTTCATATTTTTCACTAGCTGAATCATATTCATACATTACGGACCAAACAGAGTGCTTTACACCTTTGTAATTCAAAGAATCTATGATTCTAGTGGCTTCAAGTAATGCTTTTGGCCTATCTGAAGGAGTTGAATCACTCCAAGACTCTGAATGCAAACGATTACTAAAATAAGAGTTTGCACCAGATATTGACCCATAATATGAAGACATATTCCACCTTACCGAGTGTTAATATGAGCAGAACTGCCAGCAGATTTGGCCCTGCTGTATTCTGACTGAATCTTATTGACTTTTAGTTGCTTCGGTTGACCTGAAGGTTTGGTCCCGCCTTTAGCATTTTTAACTTGAATTTTAGCCATTACTCTTCCTCTCTAGGGTTTTTATTTCTACCCCTAACAGGTTTCTTTTCTTCGGTTCTCATAGTAGTGTCGGTCGCTTCCTCTCGTTCTTCCTCTCCAGACCTAGCATTTGAATCCAAGTCTTCTACTCCTCTTGCTGCCATTCCTTCAAGATTAGGTTGCTTCCCTGCTTGCTGAACTTCCAAAATTCTTCTCGCTCGTTCAGCGTGGTCTTTTCTAGCCTGTAGATATTCATCATCACTGAATCCAATAGCCATTGAAGCTGTTCTCTCTCCAACTAATCCAGCTTCTCTCGCTCTAATAATGATCTCAGGATCAGATGTAGCATAATCAGCTTCATCAATTTGACCAAAGATAATGTCAATCGTGTTAGTGTTAACCTTTCCAGAGAGCAGAGCTGTAACAATATTCTTTGCCAGCTCTTTCTTAATTTCTCTTCCTGGAACAGTGTACATTAATTTAGATAACGCTTCAGCTTCTTCAATCCTGTCTTTATCATCTTTAAGACTATATCTATCAGGATATTTAATTGTTGCTACTTGACGTTGATCAGGATTCTTATTTTCATATGCTGCCCAATGTTCAGCAACTTTTCTTTCTGCATTCTCTAATACTAATCCGATATAAGAAAGACCGGCTTCAAGACCTTGATCAGAAAGCTTCATGGCTTCAGCTGACATTACCCTCTGGCCAACTTTATTCTGTACAGCAAGATTAACCAATTTACGAATATCGTCTTCAAGTTTTTCTTGAAGCTTCATTGAAGCTATCAAAGGCTCACTACTTGGATGAATGAATGCAGGTCTATCTGCTTTCAAATCATAGGTTCGACCATGAGTTATTCCAGTTCTTACTTCAGTTCCACCTTCACTATTATCTGAAGTTACTGTGGTGCCGTCATCATCTACAACTTTCTTTAGGTGGCTTCCTACAGCTCTTTTATCTTTTTGCTCAACATAGAACGGATAGTTAGCCTTCAAAGCATATGAAACGTCGCTCGAACCAAGATTCAATAAAGCAACTTGATGTTTGTATACGTCTTTAAGGACACTCCCATTAATATCCAACATTGCGAACGGGATTCTATTTAGTTCTAATTTAATGACACTTTCATCATCAACTGGGAGTCCATTTAAGTCAATTGGTCTTTCATTTTCATCATATAATTTCATTCTTACCATTCTATCAATCGGGTCTATCCAGATAAAACGGTATCTTGTATAACTACCAGAAGGAAGATGGACTCCATTAGCAAAACCTTGTGTATAACTTATCCCTTGGTCTCGAAGAAGGATAGCTTTATAATCTCCGGGTTCTTCTGGTTTAGTTTCTGCCCATGAAAGAATATCTTCTACTCGATACATGTAGCAATAAGGACGTGCATTTCCTTCATCTGCCATTGTTCGAAAGCCGCTCAGCTTAGGCATGTCCACATATACACCGACACGCCCCATAACAAGAAGCTCAGTAAGGACATCAATACCAAGGAACGACTGCATTGATGATCCTTTATTATCGACTCCTCCTATTTCTCCAGACGTAGATTTCATGTAATTTTCACTACCGCCACGGCGGTATACATCTCTAAGTCTCTGAAAGATAGAGTTTCTAATATCGTTTACTGCTGCCTTTGAGAAGCTAGGGATCGGAGTATAGAATTTTCTATTTTTGAAATCTTCTTCTGTTTCTCGATTGCTAAACTTTTTCAAGTTTCGTAAGACAAACTGTGGACCGCCTTCATATGTTTCACGCCACTCCTCCCAGTACATCTCATCCTTTAGATAATCAGGGTGTCGAATAGCTGTAATAAAATTTTGGTCACTTACCATTACAAAACCTTTTCGTTAATATCTCCTCCAGAAGCTACGCCAGCAGCCAATGGAAGAGCAATTTCGGCGTAATTTAACGCATGTCCAAAGTGATCAGGACCAGTATTCAAATACACTGCTTTTGGGTTTCCTTGATCGTCTTTCTCATATGTTCTAACTAATGCTTTCATGTGGTCTTTGAATTCCAAAGACGTGTCACCTGGAATAGTTATTCTATCAGAATGAAATCGACCTAAGGAAGCGTCAAGCCAATTCGTTCTATCGACTGTTACAATAGGTGCATATGAATCTTCTTCTGATATTTGTAATTCTTTTCCAGTTACTCCTCTTCTATAACGACACAAATAAATATAACCAGGAAATCTCCTAGCAAAACGTCTTGCATCGTTTACTTGTGGATCGGCATCAATAACACAGGCTCGAATTTGCCACTCTCTCATAAGAGGGTCTAAAGTATCGAAGTTGTCTCCTGGCAGTTTCCCTTCCCATAAAACTTTTGCAAATGATGAAGCATTCAAATCTCCTAATGAATCTTGTAGAAGAAATTCGACCACAACTATATGATTCATTTTTCCTTGATCAATACCCATCACAATACTACGTTCAGTTCCTATATCTGGACGTTGATTTTCCTTGAAATAAGATCTTACTGCTTTACTTATTTCACTTTCAGTTACTTGACCTCCATCAGGTATATATGGAACCCCTTGTTTTGAGTTATGAAACTCAACCATAGCGGCTTCATCACCGACTCCACGAAAGTAAGCTGTTGCCAAATCTCCTGGAGTAATGGTGTAAGAGTACATTTGATTTATATAAAAGCTTCTGTGATCAACGTCAACAATTGCTGTTGGCTCCCAAAAAGCTTTCTTTAGAAAATCAAGTTTCTCTTCATGTTCAATTTTCTTTTTGCATTCCTTGCATTTCAAATAAGATCTTTTTACATTTGGATCAGTTATTGTCTCGCCGCATATTTCAAGACAATCTGGAAACACAAACTCTGTAAGTTTTCCACATCTAGGACAAGTAAAATAAAAGTGTTCTTGTGTTCCTTGAAGAAATAATTTATGTACTCCATACTGAGGTATAGTAGGAGTACTTAACGAAAGCACTGATTTATGTAACTGACCAGATAAACGTTCAAAGGCAAGCCAAATCTGCTTCTGATCCATCTCATCCATTTCGTCAAGAACTAGCACTGACACAGGGATAGATTTAAGATTACTGTCACCGCGCGAACCTCTAATGTAAAGGTTCACGCCTCCAGCTTGCTTTAACCCAACTGTATTTGTATCAGTAAAAAGATCCTTCAAATACGGACTATAAAGAAGAGCAGTATTAAATCTAGACTTTGAAAAATCACTTGCATTTAGTGCAGTTGGAAGAACATAAAGAACATCTCGTTTCTTTACGTCAACAGTAAAGAATGACATGTTAATAGCTACTTCCGTTAACCCAAGCTGAGCAGCTTTCATTATTGTATTAAAGCTGGACTCAGAATCATGTATCTCTCTACACCAAGGATGATACTTAAAACTGTAATTACCAGGAAAGGGCTCTCCCATTATTCTACGGTGCTGAACCCATCTACTACAAGTGTTTAATGTCCGAGACACTAAACCAGCATTCAGTGTTGCACCGAAATCCTCTAAGAGTCCCATTATTCATCCTGGTAAGACATTTTATTTTTGTATCTTAATTTTCGTTTTTCAAGTTCTCGCTTTTCTTTAAGTTGTTTCTTCTCTTCTTCAATTTGCATTTTCTGCAAGTAGTCCTGTACATCCATTACTCCTCTTTCTGGGCACCACATTCTAGACGACCAAGCTTCACCATCACTTTTACCTGATTTGATCGCCTCAATCAGTACTTCAATTGAGTCATCAGGGATTTCAAGCTCCACTGCATTTGATGCTACAGATACAAACTCACCTTTCGGAGTTTTACATCTACATCTTGTATTAGGAACGCCGCGAAAAGGGTTTTGAATCTTCATAGACACGCTCCGAAAGAATAAGTGGAATAAGAGCAAGGAGAATTCTAAGAATTTCGTCCCAATTAGCAACAAACCAATCCCAAGCATTCTGAAGGAAGCCGCCCCAACCCATATCAGCTTTGAGGAGCCCTTCATTCCAAGGATTAATCTTTTGAATTTCAGCATTCCATCGAGTAAGAACTTCTTCGTCTTGACATGCTAGCATAACACTATCATATTCATAAGTAGTCATCTCACCACGACGGCGTGCCCGTCTAGCTTGTCTGCGAGCTTTACGTGCTAGTCTTCGATTGTTCATAGTTCTCCTCTAGTAGTTAGGTGTTGGAGGCTGGTACGAATTAATATCAACCCCTTGAAACCATTTAATAGTTTTCCTTAAACCATTTTCAAGGCAAGTTGTTGGTTTCCAATTAATGAGCCTATCTGCTAATGTAATATCAGGACGGCGTCGAACCGGATCATCTACTGGAAGAGGTTTATAAGTAAGTTTTGATTTACTTCCAGTTAATTCAATCACAAATTTAGAAAGATCTTTGATTGTAAATTCAGACGGGTTTCCTAAATTTACAGGTTGGTTGAACTCCGTTTCATTCATTATTCTGATCATTCCTTTAATCAAATCATCTCGATAACAAAATGATCTTGTTTGTAATCCATCTCCGAATATAGTTATCTCTTCTCCAGTTATCGCTTGACGAATGAAGTTCGATACCACTCTACCATCAAATGGATGCATTCTCGGACCATAAGTATTGAATATTCTTACTATGCGAATATCAACATTATTCATTCGATGGTAATCCATGAATAATGTTTCAGCTACTCGTTTTCCTTCATCATAGCAGGCTCTTGGTCCGATTGTATTTACACTTCCTCTATAGTCTTCTCTCTGAGGGTGTATTTCTGGGTCTCCATAAACTTCGCTCGTTGAAGCTTGTAGTATCTTGGCGTTATTCTGTTTAGCTATTTCCAAAACATTCAATGCACCGAGAATAGAAGTCTTCATAGTCTTAACTGGGTTGTATTGATAATGACCCGGTGCAGCAGGGCAGGCTAGGTTATAAATTTGGTCTACATCAAGTTGAAAAGAAGTCGTCACATCCTGCTTAATTAGCTCGAAGTTATTATTATCAAATAAATGTTCAATGTTAGTTACTTGACTAGTGAAGAAATTATCCAAGCAAACAACATTGTGCTTATCTTGGAGAAGTCTTTCACATAAATGTGAGCCAAGAAATCCGGCACCACCAGTGACTAATATACGTTTCATTTTACAGATGAGGTTTCTTTCCTTGTCTTCTCGCAATCGCTAACCCTTGATCAATGGCTTTCTTCTTTGCATTTTTTCCGGTGTAGCATTTTCCTTCGTCTCCATACTTCCATCCGCTCTTTCCATTTTTCTGACACTTTTTAACTGGCATTATATTACTCTTTCAGTGATCGCTATTGGTAATACCATTATTTTGCTTCCAATGCTGATACTTCTTTGAATTCTATTCCATTAGCTGTTTTATAAAAACCATATTCAGTATTTTCTGGGAGCAACTCTTGATATTTGTCAAGAGCTTGAGCCACTTCCTCTTTTGTGCCAAAAACAAATTCAGGTACTCCTGAACTTACTTTTAATCCTGGTTCAATTTTACCAGTGTAAAATTTCTTTCCTTTAGCATACCAATAAATGTCTTTTGTTGTTGCTGTTACTTCTTTTGCCATTATGCAGCACCCCCATCAGTAATTGTCCAATTATAAGTGTTCGTAAGTGTGTTTCTTGCTGTAGCACCAGCTGAATTATACGTGGAACTACCACCGTGGAAATTAACTTCTTCATTTACTGCTTGATTTGCCCAACCAATTAGAAGCTTTGAATAATTGGTCGTATCTAATGTGTTTACATTTAGAAACATATTTGTGGCATTAGTCAAAGAGGTAACATTCCAACTTCCAATATCTTGATTAAAAGTGGACGCATCTTGAAACATTTGCCGCATATTTCCCACGTTAGCTGTGTTCCAACTCCCAATATCTTGATTAAAATCACCTGCATTTAGAAACATTTGCTGCATATATACCACGTTAGCTGTGTTCCAACTTCCAATATTTTGATTAAAAGTGGACGCATTATAAAACATATACCGCATATCTATAACGTTAGCTGTGTTCCAACTTCCAATATCTTGATTAAAAGTGGACGCATCTTGAAACATTTGCTGCATATCTGTAACGTTAGCTGTGTTCCAACTTCCAATATTTTGATTAAAAGTGGACGCATTATAAAACATATTCGACATATTTGTAACGTTAACTGTGTTCCAACTTCCAATATTTTGATTAAAAGTGGACGCGTCTCGAAACATATACTGCATATCTGTAACGTTAGCTGTGTTCCAACTTCCAATATCT